TATGAAACTCGTAATTAAAAATAAGGAATAAAAAAATGGCACTATTTTCACCATCGGAATCACCCGCGGTTGTTGTCAAAGAGATAGACCTGACTGGAGGAGTGCCTAACGTCCAGTCAACTACAGGCGCAATCGTAGGAAACTACAGATGGGGTCCGGTAGAAAAACGAACTTTAATTGCTAATGAGACTGAACTCGTAGAAACGTTCGCTTCACCTGATTCCAGTAATACTGTAGACTTTCATTCTGCATCATTTTTCTTAAGATACTCAAGTAATCTACAAGTAGTAAGAGCTATCACAAGTACTGCAGAAAACGCATTTTCAACAACAAGAGCAACTAAACTCACCGGCCAAGAAGTTATAATTGGCGATAGTAATGGTGGTGGCACCTTTTCAAACGGTGTAACATTTGTAGCAGATTCAGCAAATAACTTAAGACTCGCAGTTGCTGCAGCAGCACATTTAGCACAAGATGTTGTTATTAAAAACGAAGACCACTTTGAAGGACAATTGGCTGCACTAGCTGATTTAACTAAATCTCCTGTGCTTTCAACTGATAGTATTGGAGGAGGAGTTTTTCCAGTTGATTCAGCCGCATCAAATGCTCTCGACCCAGGCAACCACACTTGGATTGCTAGATACCCAGGAGATTTAGGTAATAGTTTACGGGTTGATGTATGTCCGGCAAATACCACAGCATTTGACGCTTGGGATTATAAGGCAAGTTTTGATGCTGCTCCAGGTACATCAACATTCTTAACTAACAATAGCACTGGGGTGCAAACAAACGATGAAGTTCACGTGGCTGTTGTTGATAAAAATGGTAGAATTACTGGAACAAAAGGCACTGTTTTAGAAACATATCCATTTTTGTCAATGTTTAAAAATGCTACCAATGAGCAAGGTTCGAGCATCTATGCCAAAGATGTTGTAAACGAAAAATCAGAATATGTATATTGGGTCAATTGGGATTCAGATTACAGAGCAGAAGGAGCAGCCACCATACTTTCTGCAGACGACAGCGCAAATGACACTAATTTAAATAAAGCAGCTTTTAACGCAGCTGCATCATTCACTTTTCAAGGTGGCGTAAATTCAACAGCACTTGGAATAAGCGAATATGCAACTGGTTACGATCTTTTTGAAGATAAAGATCAAGTAGAAATTGACTTTTTAATTTCTCCAAGTATGGCAGATAGAACAAGCCATGATACAGTAGCTTCAGACTTAATAAGTACAGCTGCACAGCGAAAAGATTGCGTTGCAGTATTCTCTCCGGCAAGAGATGATGTTGTTAACTTGACGAATACAAGTACTATAACAACAAACATCACTACAACTTCTGATGCTATAACACCATTCTCATCATATGCTTTCATGGACGGTAACTTCTTAAAAGTGTATGATAAATTTAATGATCAGTTCATATTCATACCTGCAGCTTCTTCAACAGCAGGACTTATGGCTGCAACTGATTTAAATAGAGCGGCATGGTTCTCACCGGCAGGTTCTAGAAGAGGTCAGTATCTTGGAATCACATCACTAGCATGGACACCAACAAAAGGGCAAAGAGACTCTTTATATAAAAAGAGTGTAAATCCAATTGCAAATATCCCTGGTTCTGGTGTAATACTATTCGGTGATAAAACTGGACTTAGAAGAGCATCTGCATTTGACAGAATCAACGTAAGAAGATTATTCTTAGTATTGGAGAGAGCGATATCAAGAGCGGCAGAACAAGTACTCTTTGAATTCAATGATGAATTTACAAGAGCTGAGTTTGTAAATATAATCGAACCAGTATTAAGAGAAGTCAAAGGTAGACGAGGTATCACTGACTTTAGAGTAGTAGCAGACGCTACAAATAATACTCCAGAGGTAATTGATAGAAATGAATTTAGAGCAGATATCTTTATTAAACCTGCACGTTCTATCAATTTCGTTACACTGAACTTTGTAGCCGTAAGAACTGGTGTGGACTTCGAAGAAGTCGTCGGTACGGTATAAGGAGGTAAGAAATGGCAGTATTAGGCGTAGATGATTTTAAATCAAAGCTAAGAGGTGGTGGGGCTCGTCCTAACCTCTTCAAAGCTACTATTAACTTTCCGGGATATGCAAATGGCGATCCAGAACTGACATCTTTCCTTTGTGAAACAGCTCAGTTGCCAGGGTCAACACTTGGTCAAATAATTGTACCTTTTAGAGGTAGACAATTAAAAATGGCCGGTGACAGAACATTTGATGTATGGACAGTAACAATAATCAACGATACGGATTTTGCAATAAGAAATCCAATGGAAAGATGGATGAACGGTATGAATGCACATAGTGCAAATACAGGTTTATCAGTTCCTATTGCATATGAGGCAGATCTGTTAGTTGAGCAACTTGATAGGTCAGGCGATACACTTAAAACGTATACGTTCAGAGGTTCATATCCACAAGATATGTCGCCAATTGACTTGAACTATGGTACAAACGACGAGATCGAAAGATTTACAGTAACGTTTGCTTACCAATACTTTGAGACTGACACTACTACTTAAGTAATAAATAATAGGAGAGCGGAAGCTCTCCTATAACTTAAAGGAATATTATGGCTGACGGCACACTAAAGATATTTGGTTTTGAAATTACAAGAACGAAAGATAAGAAGGCAATAAAGTCTATCGTACCGCCACGTGACGATGATGGTGCAGGTTATGTAGCATCAACAACTTATGGTTCACATTATGGTCATTACATTAATATGGAAGGTGATGACTCAAAAGATAATGTACAACTGATATTAAAATATCGTGGTTCTGCAATGCATCCAGAAGCTGATGCTGCAATTGAAGATATTGTTAATGAATCAATAACTTCTATGGATATGAAACCATCTATCACATTAAATTTAGATAGAGTACCAGTAAGTGCTTCAATTAAAAAGCAAATGCTGGAAGAGTTTGACAATATTTATAACATGTTAAACTTTAAAGAATTAGGACATGACATATTTAGAAGATGGTATGTTGATGGTAGGTTATATCATCACTTAGTAGTTGATGAAAATAATTTATCTGCAGGCATTCAAGAAATAAGATATATTGATGCTGCAAAAATTAGAAAAGTAAAACAAGTTAAGAAGAAAAAAGATCCGGCAACTGGTGCACCTTTAATCGAAAAGGTTGATGAATTTTACATCTTCCAGGAAAAACCTGGATCACAAGCAAACGCAATAAGGCTAAGTAATGATTCTGTTAGTTATTGTACTTCAGGATTACTTGATGAACACAGAAAGAAAGTTGTTTCATTTTTACATAAAGCTTTAAAGCCAATAACACAATTACGAATGATGGAAGATTCATTAGTAATATACAGATTGGCTAGAGCACCTGAAAGAAGAATGTTTTATATTGACGTAGGTAACTTACCAAGAGGTAAGGCCGAGCAATATATGAAAGATATTATGGCCAAGTATCGTAACAAACTTGTATACGACGCAAAGACTGGTGAAATACGTGATGATCGTAAACATATGTCAATGTTAGAAGATTTTTGGCTACCGCGAAGAGAGGGCGGTCGTGGAACAGAAATATCCACACTCCCTGGTGGAGAGAATCTCGGACAGATAGAAGATATTATATATTTTCAAAAAAGATTATATAGGTCATTAAATGTTCCGTTAAATAGATTAGAACAAGAACAACAGTTTTCTTTGGGTAGAGCTACTGAGATAAGTCGAGATGAATTGAAGTTTCAAAAGTTTATTGACAGATTGAGAAATCGTTTCGCAACTTTCTTTTATGAAATACTTAAGAAACAATTGATAATGAAAAATATTATTACTGATGAAGATTGGCAGTCATGGAAGAATGAAGTCAATATTGATTTTACCAGAGATAATCATTTTTCAGAATTAAAAGAAGCAGAATTACTTAGAGAAAAGATACAAACACTAGATCAAATTCAAAACTATGTTGGTGAATATTTTTCTAAGCAATGGGTACAAAAGAATATTCTTCTTTTTGATGATGATGAAATCGAAAGAATGGATAGTGAAATAGCTGCAGCGCAGCAAGATACACAAGACGATCAAGGAGCAGTATAATGTCTGAAGAAAAACAAATGCCTGACAATG